TAGAAATCCGATAAATAAGTTGAAACATTCAATTGTTATTTATAAGGTACACATGGCATATTCTGGAAAATACAAAGTCAAAAATCCCGATAAGTACATCGGCGATCATAGAAATATAGTGTATCGCAGTCTATGGGAAAGACATTGTTTCAAGTGGTGTGATAACAACTCTGAGGTTATAGGGTGGTCAAGTGAAGAGGTTGTCATACCTTATCTATACGAGGTGGATAGAAAGTATCACAGATACTTCATGGATCTCAAGATCGTCTACAATACAGGCAGAACTGTTCTGGTTGAGATCAAGCCTGAGAAAGAGACAAAGCCTCCTGTGGGTCAGAGAAGAACGAAGAAGTATATCACCGAAGGTCTAACCTATGTGAAGAATATGAACAAGTGGCAAGCAGCCCAAGAGTACGCTGCTGATAGAGGTTGGCACTTTGAGATATGGACAGAGAAGACACTTGATAAGATGGGCATCATGCCCAAGTCTACAAAAGCATTGAAACCATTTGTTCCTAAAAAACGATATAAATAAAACTAGAATGTTTACAGGTAGGGCATTGTGTCCAGTATATTTCAAAGATTAGAACTGCAGGCTTTTCGTGCCGGTATTACTCCTCGCACAAAAGAGTCTAGAGAGTGGTTTCGTAAGAAAGCATCAAATCTTCGTGCAATCAATCGTGAAGAGTTGATGAAAGAAGATCCGCTCAGACAAAGAAAGCGGCAGATCATTGGGTCTATGCAGATGTTCTTCTACGACCCAAAGACCAAAGATACTCTACCTTACTATGACAGCTTCCCTCTTGTAATCGTCGTCGGTCCTGCAGAGGGTGGTTTCTACGGGTTGAATATCCACTATCTGCCGCCCACTCTCAGAGCGAAGTTTCTAGACGCTCTGATGGAGATTGCAGGAAGCAAGGTAGATGAAAACACAAAATTTGATCTCACCTACAGAATGCTAAAGAAGTCAAGCAAACTAAGATACTTCAAGCCGTGCTTCAAGCACTATTTGAATGAGCATGTCAAGAGCAGATTCGCAGAAGTACCCGCCCCTGAGTGGGAGATTGCGACATTTCTTCCTACAGCACAATGGAAGAAGTCCAACTCTCAGAAGGTTTACTACGATTCAAGGCAGATGGTCTAATGGCATTTAGCGTAGATAATTTTAAAACAACAATCTCCAATGGAGGCGGTCTTGCTCGCAGTAACATGTATCGTGTGTTTCTGCCCAGCCTTGGTTCGGGAGATACTTTTGCGATAAATGCACTCTGTAAAGCTGCCACATTACCTGGCAGACAGATTACATCTACTGAGCATACGATGGGGACGACTCTTCGTAAGTATGCTTCTGGATTTGCAACCACAGATGTCACCTTTACTTTTCATGTAACCAACGATCATGCGATCAAGACATACTTTGAAGAGTGGCAGAATCTAGCACACAATAGACAAACAAAAGAAGTGGGTTACTATAATGATTATGTTCGCCCTGTTCTGATTCAGCATGTTCAGAGAGGCAACACATTTAATCTGCTTCAAAAACAACTGGGATTCACAAAGAACATTCCTCAGTTCATTCTAGAAAGACTGCCTGATATTGGACCGTTTGATCTAGATAATGGTAGAATAAATCTAAATATTGGGTTCAGAGAGACCCCTGTGTATACATGTCTGCTTGAAGAGGCATATCCGACGACGATCAATGACATTTCATTGACAGACGAGTTAGACGGTATCATGGAGTTACAGGTTCAGTTGTCATACAAAGATTGGGTGAGTGGACGAGCGCAGCCGAGAGATAACTTCGCAGACTCCATTCTTGGCACTGGTGTAAGGAAGATAATTGATATTTTTGATTGATATATCATAGGAGTTTGAAATGGCATTACCAAGACTAAATGAATCGCCGCAATACGAATTGCGGATTCCTTCTACAGGTGAGACGGTTAGATATCGTCCCTATCTGGTGAAAGAAGAAAAAGTTCTCATGATTGCATTTGAATCAGGAGATCAGAAACAAGCGTTAAGTGCGATTGTAGATACACTTGAAGCATGCGTTGAAGGTAATTTAAATTGCCGCTCTCTCACAAGCTTTGATATTGAGTACATGTTTACTCAAGTCAGAACGAGATCGGTAGGTGAGACTTCTACGGTTCTATTGACTTGTACGCATTGCGAGCATAAGAACGAGCATTCTATTGATGTTTCTGCAATTGATATCAAGATGCCTGAAGTAAGTAATGTGATTGAACTTACTCCTAGCATCAGCGTAGAAATGCAGTATCCTACTTACAATGCGATTATGCAGTCTGATCTAGGCGCAAGTGAGATGGAAGTAGGGTTTGAAATGGCGATTAATTGCATCACGGCAATTCATACAGAAGAAGAACGGATTGAAGCTAAAGATGCGACGAAACTGGAACTAACTGAGTTTGTTGAGTCAATGACTGCAGACCAGTTTAAGTTAGTTTCTGATTACTTGGGCTCTATGCCTGCGATGCAGCAAGAAGTACAGTTTGACTGTCAAGGGTGTGGTGAGCATAACACAGTAACTCTGAAGGGGATGCAAGATTTTTTATCCTAAACCTTTCTCACGATAACTTGGTCAATTACTATAGGACCAACTTTTCGTTGATGCAACATCATCACTATAGTCTAACAGAGATTGAAGGGATGATACCGTGGGAGAGGGAGATTTATGTGGCTATGTTAATTGAATATGTGAGAGAAGAGAATGAGCGGATAAAACAAGAGCAACAAAAGTACGGATAAACCGATATGGCAGACACAAACCAAATGGTTCTGAAAAGCATTAATCTTCTTCGTGAAGAGAATGCTGTGCAGGCAAGAGATGCTGCTGACAGAGACAATAAGAATAACACAACTAGTCTGTTAATGTACAAAACCATGAAATCTGTTCTTGAAGAAATCCGTCAAGATCGTCTACAGAATGAAGAAGATAGAAGAGAAGCAAAGACAGAAAAAGGTAAAGTAGCAGGAGCTGCTCGTACTTCATCTAACAAAAGCTCAGAAGGGCTTGGATTCGGTGCACTCGGTGTTGTCGCAAGGTTAGGTGGTGCTATCACCGGATTCATAACAGGTGCAATTGAAGGTATTTTCAAAGGCATCAAAGCTATCTTCCAGACATTCAAAATTGGTTTGATAACTGCAGTAAAAGCGATTGAACTAGGTTTCAAAGGGATTGAAAAACTACTAAGATCGCCTGTCAAAAAGTTATCAGAACTTATAGGCAGAGGAACTACAGGTCTTCTTAATTTCTTCAGAAGTGTCTTCAAGTCTCTTCGTATGACTCTTGCTATTAGACTTGCACAGATTCTAGACTTTATTGATGACAGCACCAAAACTCTAAGACAGGCAGTTCGTAATAGAGTTGCTAATATTTTCAATCCTATTAGAAATGCCCTTGATCTTTTTGTTGATGATATCAAAACAACAATTCGTTCTACAAGAGCAGCTTTTAATCAGAGTCTTGTTGGCAGAACAATAAAGAATCTAACCAGCGCAGTCAGAACAATTGTGGGTCTTCCTGGTGCTTTGATTAGAACAATCTCTCTTGGTGTTCAGTCTTCAGAATTTGGTAAAACAGCAAGCCTTGTTTCTGAAACATTTAAAAAGAACTTTGTTGCTCCCATGAATAGAGCCAAAGGTTTCATTACAAGTCTCTTTGGTAACACGGCAGCAGCCACAGATGATATTGGAAAGAATGTAAACAAGACTGCATCTTTTCTTGAAAGAAGTAAAGAGTTGTTCAAAACATTTGGCACAATCATTGATGATATTATTGTTAGACTGTATGTCTTCTTTGATGATACCACAAAGCCTTTGCAAAGAACGATTGGACAATTTGCCGACGATGGTAGAAAGGTAGCTGATCTTGCCAAAAATACTTTTGGTAGAATCGGAAGCATATTTTCAGGAGTAAGAAAATTCATCAGTGGTATCTTCAATACAATAAGAGGTTTTGGAAGTACCTTTGGTGCATTCTTTGATCTTTTCAGAACATTTGGTAGAGTTATACTTTTCCCAATTACTCTTATTACCGGTATCATTGATGGTATTAGTGGATTCAACAGAGGATTAGAAGAATCTGGTAACTCCATGATCGCTGGTGTCTTCGGAGCGCTTGGTGGTGTTGTAGCAGGGATCATTGGTGCACCCTTAGACTTGCTGAAGAGTGCTGCTGCTTGGATTGCAGGTAAGCTTGGGTTTGAAAATGCTGAAGAGCAACTCAATGCCTTCTCTTTCTCTGATATGATCAAGAGTCTATTTGATGCCATGGCAGATTCAATTCTTGGTTTCATTGATGCAATGAAAGATGAGAGTGGCAACTTTGATTTTGGAAAAATCACCAAAGTTATTTTTGGTGGAATCTTCAATGCAGTTATCGCTCCTTTAAACCAACTTCTTGAGTTTATCGCAGCAGGCATAGAAAAACTCCCCATCCCTGGATCAGAAAAATTGGCAGAGGGTGTTAGAAATATCAAAATTGCCACTATTGATACTGGTGTAGGAGAAGCAGTAGCTGAACGTAAAGCAACTCGTGCTGAGAATCAAGCAAGAATAAAAGAAGAGGAAGAGAAGAAGGCTAAAGCAGAAGCTGCTGCGAAGGCAGAGGCTCCTATTGTTCCTGACAGACAATTAAGTACTGCAGCCATGAATGGTGTTGAAAGAGAGAACAGGGAAGTTACCTCACAAGCAGCAATCAATGCAATACAGATTGCCCCTGTCACTAACAGCACGAATGTTTCTAATACCAACACGGCTGCTGTTATCAGTTCTAATATGCCTACTGTAGATAATCTAGATCGGAGTTGGGCACCGGCATAAAAAAGGGGGCATTGCGCCCCCTCTAAAACACCATTGCGGTATTTTAATCCTCTGCTGCCATCTTGGCAAAGTAAGACAGAGTGTCTTCTTCATCGTCCTCAACACCAACAGAGGGGTTCGGAGCCGCCACGATCTCAGGCTCCGATGCAGTCCTGGGTTCCACTCGCTCCGCAGTTTGCGAAAGGGACTCATTGCGAGCCGTAGCATTGGCGCCTACAGCTTCACCCAGAACAACCTGCAGACGACCCTTGAGTTCATCATAAGACTTGAAAGTACTTTGATCAGTAAACTCATTCAGGTCATGCATCTGGTTGTACACTGCTTCCAGTTTGGTTTCATCAGCACCAAATAAAGCAGAAGAAGATTTGAATTCAGACTTATCGTAGTTACGGTACCCAGCAACATTACGAATCTTGAGTTGGAAGTCTGCACCGTTCCAGAAATCAAACGGGTTGACAGGCTCTTCACCAGGGAACTGAGGCTGCATCACATCCATGATCTTGTCAAAGATTTTCTTGCCGAAGTCATAGAGAAAAACTTTACCCTCATTAGAAGGGTTGGCAGGATCGCTGACGATCAGGACATTAGAGACATAGTGCAGACGACGCTTCTGCTTACGAGCAGTTTCTTTATCGTCTTCAACACCAGAGTTCCAAAGGCGAGAGTTCAGTTCACTGACGGGATCGTTTTGACCAATCGTGGTGAGAGACTTCTCAATGTACCACTGACCCGTCGGGCCCTTGAAGAAGTGATCCCA